TTAAATAAAAGCTTCCGTTGTTTTAATGGAGTGCAATATGAAAGAAGAACTCAGAAATGGGAAGAATGGGGTGAAGCATGTATCGCATAATCCTTTCACTCCTTTCTTTTTTTGGAGGACATAAATCATCTCCTGTAAGATTGTATCCGAAACAATCTTTCAGGGAGAAATATGAAGCTGAATTAATATTAGGTGCAGGGGCAATGGTGATAATATTATTATTCCTCTTTGCATTCCTTGTAGTAGGGCCTATGGATCCTTACACTAATGGGTGTTTAGTATGATTACTTATGATCAGCAAAACAAGTTTTACAATCAGGCATTGGAAATTGTTGAAAAAATGGGCGGGCGTATTTCTGCTCATGGAAACTTACATGGTGTTTTCTTATCTGTAATTGTTTTTCATGATAGAGATTATGAGAAAACACGTGATATTATGAATACTTTACAGGAACTGTGTGGGGGTGAAATCCAGTATCATGAATACTGGGTGTCAAAAGGTTTCATTCCACATAGTCAGGCATCTTTGGAGAATATTGAGGAATCTAAAGTGTTGGAGATTATTGGTGAGTTGCAGGATGATGAGTATTACAGTGTTGATGATGAATACCATGATTTAGATGATGGGGGTATTATATGAGTGAAGTTCATGATTTAAGTCATAATATAGGTAGTATGAGTATTTATGAAAAATTAGCTAGGATACAGGAAGAAGTAATGAATACTTCATTTAGTAAGAGTGGGGAGAATAAGTTTCAGAAGTATGATTATTTTGAGTTGGAGGATCTTCTTCAAAAAATCATACCTTTAACTATTAAATATGAAACAACTATCATGTTTAGTTTTACTGAGCATGGTGTGTTAAAGTTAAAAGATTGGAATCCTGAGAAAGGTGAGGTTAGTATCAGGGTACCTTTTCCTGAACTTGAAGCAATTAACAGGGGTACTAATAAAATTCAGTCTACTGGGGCATACATTACTTATTTAAAGAGATATCTGTTGATGAACATGTTTCTTATTATGGAGAAGGATATTGTAGATTCAAATACTAATAATACTGGTGTAAAGGAAACATCTAAAAAAGAAGTTTCTGAATCAGTAACTGGTGATCCAGTGCAGAAGGTTAGGGAATATATTCATAGTAAGGATAAAACAATTGAGATTACTCCTTTAATGGTTAATCAAAATCGTATGAAGATGGTGAAATCTGGTGATTTAAC